TTGGAGTTCTTATGGGATTATACTCGTTTTAAAGCCACTATGCCTTAAAATGAGTTATTTCTTATTATTAAATGTTTCAATTAATAGTTGAAGATAATGTTCGGCTTTCCTAAGATCAACTAACTGTCCCTTTGCAGTTTTATGCTTACGATTATATCTACTTACATATTTAATAACATTACCTTGATACCAATTAAATTGGTTATAGTAAATATATTTAGAAGGTTGGATTGAAAGTGTTTTATAGTGATTTCCACCAACTTGTTTTTTATAAGACTTCATAGACTGTTCTATTGTTAGATTTGTATGCTCTTAAATACATTTTACGATTACCAGCTTTATTGTAAGAGATATGAACCCAACCTGAGTTAGCTTCTTCTGGTTTCCAAAATTCAAGAATAACTTGGTCATATGGTAAATGATTAACAACCCAGTCAGCAAGTTCTTTATTAGGCACTCCTAATACCTCACAGTCCACTGCCATTCCAAGACAATGCTGACTGCTTGTAGAACTTCCTATGGCTTTGCACAATTCAGGAGATCTATAACCAGATGTTATTTTAATGTCGCCAAATTCATTTATAATTGGTTGTATAACTTCGTAGATTAATGTTTGTAGATTTATTAGAACTTGATCTGTTGGAGTATTGTCTATTCCAAGTCTTGTAGCAGTCTCACTAAAAAGCAGTTCCTTCAAACTTACTTCTCTCATATATAGATATTGTTATCCCAATCTCCGTTACGTTTCAAATACATTGGTGTTAAATGTGGCATACCATTTGTAATTAGTCCACAAGATAGAATTGGTTTCTTTAAGTTAAGTCTCATATAATTCATAGCAAGTGCATCTTTGTTAATTAAGCAACCTACAGTCATACCAAAGTTTAAATGAAAGTCGTTACCATGAAATCTTACTTCTGAGATTGTATGATAATGACCCTGTACTACTGATAAAGCATATTGAGCAACAGCTTTAGAAACATCAGGTGAGAATTGATGTCCAAATAATATTCTTCCTTTGCCTGTATCTATAAAATGTTTTTCTTTCCATTCCCAACCATTACCAACTTCTAATATTTGATTATAAGATTTAATAAAAGACTTTGTCATTCCTTTTGCCATAGCACGTCTTAAAACCATAGAACCATGATTTGATTCTAATAAAGTCATTTGTGGGAATAGTTTATGAAGTCTATGTATTTCTTTTTTACCAAGTTCTAATTCATCTTTTGGAGAAGGAAGATCAGGGTCAATAGTGTGTGATACATTGATAGAATGGAAATCCATTTCATCACCAATGTTTACAATAGTATCTGGTTTGTATTTAGCTTTTAATTTAGTTAGGAATCCATGCCAGTCTTTATGAGCAAATGGAAAGTGTAAATCTGATATGACTAATATTCTCTTATTTTTCATATACCTTTCCTGTTAGTTGTATTTGCCAATTTAAGCAATAGCTATTTAGCCAAAAACAAAGTCAATAAAGCCATACTTAAACTTCCTAAAGCTATAAAGATAGACCAGAATAACTTTTCTAATCTTTTCTCTAATTTATAAACTGAAGTGCCTAGTATTTTAACTTCTCTACGAATTCCTGTGATATGACCCTTTAGACTTATTAATTCTTCGTTGTGAGTTCTTGCCATTGTCTTTTTCGCATTTACAAGACTTTAGCAAGACGCACCCACCAATCCAAAGTTTGAAAATGCACATTAAATTTTATGCACTAATATCAAACTATTGTGTTTTAATAAAGTTATTTCTTATAAAGTTTTTCTACTGTGTCTGCGTAGTTCTTCCAAAAGCTTTTTGCATCTTCAAAAGCATCTGCGTAGAACTTAGACCAATAGTTCTTAAAGTCTGAATAGTTTAGCATTGTTATCTCCGTTTGTTTTAACGGATATAGTGATTAACTTGATTATTTCAAGTTTAGGTGAATCTTAATTGATTCTATAATATATTTGGCGATCTCAAACTTCCATTCCAAATATAATCCAAGAACTGTGCCTAAAATAAACCAGATCATCTAGCAGTCGTTGGTATGCCTTTAGAACTTACAAAAGGATTTTCAGCAAATGCCATATAGATATATGTTACACCACTTGCATTAAGACTTGTAGTTCCTGTTAATTGGTCTGTTCTCATTTTTACACCATTACTTACAAAATCTAATGGGTAATGACTTGCTCTTAAATTGGATTCAGAACCAGAAGAATTTGGTAATAGCAATCTACCAACGACATTTATGTCATCTCTTTTATTATCAAACATAATCCAATCACTAGTATTACTAGAACCTTTTACAAGAAAAAACGCAGGTTTAAATCCTGTGTAAACAAAAGTTCCGTCTGTGCTTCCATTTCCACTGAAAGAACCAAATTTACTAAATCCTTTTATTTCAGCAAAACAGTATGCAACATATGTAGCTGCATTAGTATTTTCATTAGAAAAAGTTCCAATACTAAAAACAGATGAAGTTGGAGAAGTATTATTCCAATCAGCTCTTGTTGCTTCTGCTGCAGTAGAGTTTAATACCATTATTTTAGTATTTCCTAAAGATTTACTATAAACAATCCAAGCATCAGTAGCACTTCTTATTTTTAAAAATATCATTGAAGGTGCAACACCTAATCCATGACCAACCGTAGCCGCTGAACCAGTTCCAGTATAAGTTACAACACTAAATCCACTTGTTGTATTAGCTGATACTGTGCTTGATATAGTTCCTGCTGTGTTTGATGAACCAGTTCCGTTTGCTAACCAATTCCAAGCCACGAAAGTAACTCCAGAACCATTTACTCCACTATCTGTTCCAACAGTAAAACCATCAGAATTAAAACTTGTAAGAGTTTGTGCTTCTACTGCTGAAGCATAATCTTGATTTGTATAAAGTGTATCAGTAGCACCTCTTATTGCGTCATATACTCTATGACCACCAGTAGTGCTTCTTGCTTTAATCCAAGTCCAATCAGGTTGAAATCCAACTCCTGTATTTGCTAATGAAGAACCAGTACCAGTATAAAGAACTGTATTAAAATATTTACTAGGTTTATCTATATTTGAGTATGGCATCTGTTATCCGAATGTTGCTAAGTTTTTAGTACAAAGTGCTAAGAAATTTTTAGTACCTTCATCTGTTGTTACAGTAGGATTATATTTAAAGTTTCCAAAACCATTAACATCTTGATAGGCAGATACTCCAACTCCGTCTATTGAACCCTGACCAAAATTAAGTGCATATTCATGTGTACCTGAAGCATATTGATCTCCAAAAGCAAAAAAGTATTCTCCTGTTAAACTTTCTTTTCCACTAAAAGATACTCCTGTTGAATTTAATAATGAACCATTTTTACCCCAATACATTAATTTATTATCCATATCTAAATATAATTGAAAAAAATCTCCTGTTACAAAAGTTGCTAAACCAGTTACAAGTCCAGTAGTTGTAGAACCATTATTTCTGTAATTTATTTTTCCATCCCAAGATGAGTGCCAAAATAATCTTCCTACACTAGTAACATATAAAGAAGTTCCAGCACTACCAGTTCTATCAGCAAAACCAAAATCAATATAATATAAACCACCATCTGGTGTTGCTTCTTCTATTTCTCCTTCGCAATACCATTTACCAGATGATACACCTATTGTTGAAACACTGAATAAACTTACACCACTTCCACAAACAACATTAAGATTACCTTGTGAAAAAGTTGGAATAGTTCCAGCAAAACCCAATGGATTTAATGTAGCAAAATTATTAGTAGGAGTATCAGTAGTCTGGTCTGCAGAAGTTAGATTGTTTACTGTGAATGTGTTTCCGTTTCCTGAAGAATCTGTACCAAGAGATGCTGAGTTTTTGAATTGCAGGTAGAAGCCATTAGTTCCATAAGTACCTGTGTATGCTTTTGGTTTCCATATTCCTGTATCTTCGTCTGTTTCACCGAATGATGATGGTGTTAGTTGTTGTCCATCAATGAAATAATATTCTGATAAATAGCCATCATAATGAGAATTATTAAAACTACTCTCACCAACTCCCATAGTAACACCTGAAGTTCCTGTGTACATTGTTTGATTTTGAGGTGGGTAACCACTTAAAGAATGTAATGTGTTATTTACATAAACTTTAATTCTATCTGCTGAAGTCGCTTGTGTAGTATCAAAAGCTATAACAACATGATACCAAGCTGATACATCTCTAAATACTGCTGTTGTATTATAATTAGCATCAGGAGAACCATCATCATATAATCTAATATTTAATTGATCTGATGAATTTCCAAATTGTATATTAAAAAAATTATCTCCATTTTGATTTACTCCGAATATACATTTAGTAGCAGATAAATTTGCTCTTTTAACCCAAAGACTTATAGTTCCTATTGTATTTGATATCCCAGTTGATAATGTTCTAGTTAATCTATCAGAACTACCAGAATTAAATCTTAATGAGTTTGTTATGTCGTAGCCACCAGAAATACTATTTGTTGGTAATATAACAAATGGCATTTAGATACCTATTGGGAATTCTGCAAGTGGTCTATTGTAGATTGGAGATTGTTCTGTGCCTGTATTAACATACTCATACAATGCCTTCAGTTGTTCCACAGTAGTACAAGCATTAATTTGTGTTTCTTGTTGATTGCTTACTGATCTAACTGCAGTTCTAAAATCTTGTATGTCTTGTGGTATAGCAGTTCCTGTGTCAGATTTTCTAGTTACATACCAGTCGCTAGACGATAATAGTCCAGCAGTTTGTTGTTTAGATATAGAAATCTTTTGAGATTTTAAACCTTTAATAACTACTTGTTTGCCATCTCTAATTACTGGTTTGCCATCTTCATCAGTAGCATTAACATCATTTAATTGTTTAGCAGTTGCAATTCCCCAACTTCTTATTGCTTTGCCATTCTTAAATTCAAATACTTCATTAGTATTATTGTAATAAGATTCATCTTTTAGATTTGTAGAATCTGTTTCAATTTCATATATACCAATTTCATTCTTTTGTTCATTAGACCAAAGTGTAAATATTTGAGATGAGTATTGATTATTATTTAAAGTAAAACTTTCTGGATTTGCAAATACTTTTACTATTTCATTATTAGTTACTAGTGCGTACATATTAAGATAATGTTAATTTAAGGTTTCTACCAGTTTCTAACCATTTAGTACCATTGTATCTAAAAGTAAATAGATCGCCAAGAGAAGCGGTAGTTGTAAGTGTAGGTGCTGTGTCTGAAGCAAATTCATAAGCTGAGTTCCAAGTTAATGTTCTTGAACCTGTACCATCTTGAATAACAAGTAATGAAATAAATTGTCCAGTAGCACCATTAGTTGGTGCAGATAAAGTTCTGTTTCCACCAAGAGTTACTTTAGCTACTTGTGCTGTAGATACATCCCAAGTGATAGTTGCACCATCTGTAAGTGTAGCTTCTGGGAAATAAGCACTATCATTAAATTTAATTAATCCAGTACCTTTAGTAGTTATGCTTAATCCAATATTTGTATCTCCACCTGTTACTGATAAATCTGGTGAGTTTCCAGTAGCTGAGTTTGTAATTGATATTTCATTTACTGCTGAAGCTGTCTTAACAAATTTAAGATATTCATTTCCTGAATCATCTGCGATTGATTTAGCAGTTGGTAGTCTGATGTCTTGTGTAGAATTAATTGAAGAATCTGTAAGTGTTAAAACTGTTCCAGTAGCAGTAGTTGATAGTCCAGTAATTGATACTGTTGAATCTAACCAATTAACTGTGTTACCTACATGGTCAATAGTTGCTAAAGATATATCATCAGCACCATCATAATACTTTAAAGTAGGTGCAGTAGAAGTTGTTGTATCTAACCAAAGAGAATTTGCTACTGCTGAAGCTGGTCTAGATGTTCCTGAATTTAATGTATTGATTGCCGAAAGTACGTTGTTTAAGTCTGTTCTAAATGCAGGGAAACCCTGATTCGCTATATTATAATCGCTATGTTGTGCCAT